GCGGCTGAGGCTGCGGCGGCATTGAACCCGGATACGTCCGAGGTAGAGAGCGTGACTGCTCCAGTCCTGCCCGCAACCGACTGCACGGGCGCTCCTGCAATAGCCGCTGCTTGAGCCGCAGCGATCGATGCGGGAAGATCGACGCGCACCTTATAGTCGATGGTCGAAGTGACTGCGCTGTTCGTTACCCCAACCATGGCCGCCAGTTCCTCCAGCTCAGAGGCAATCTGGTTATGAAGAAGATCGATCTCAAACCCGGCCGAGTTCATTTTCTGGGCCTGGGGGTCAGTGATCTTCTGGATAGACGGCAGTGAAGCAGGAAGATTTGGCATACTCGACCTATGTCGTGGTGGTCACTTCGGACAATACCATGATTACGGATTCAGCGCTGCAGATGGCATCCACTCCACCCGCCCGGATGAGCTCGATGTCGAACACGTAGTCGCGTGCCGGAACGCCGGACAGCGTGGATTCGCCAAGATGAAGCCAGACCGCGTTGTTGTAGGTGTCGATTTCCATGGTGCCGGCGGCTGTGCTCAAGCTGACTTCCACTTCTCCGCCGACCATGTCTTTCAGGTCCATCCGCGCCCCCGTGTAGGCGGCCAACGACTTTGGCGCGTAAAAGGCCAGCACGCCGCCCGACGTATAGGTGCGAAACGACGTGGCGCACACCCCGTCGAAATCGACCGTGTTGGCATCAATGACAGAGACGGGGCGCAGGTAAGACGCGCGAATATGGTCCCAGTCGATGTTGAGCTCGGTCATTCCGCCAGCGCCGACGACAGCCGCTCTCCACCCGGGAGGGATGCCATGCCCAGGAGCGGTGACGCGCAACGGGGCCGTCTTTGCCATGGCGGTTATCTGGGCGAACTGCAGAGTGTCCGATTCGACCCGAATCGGGATGTCTGCCGACGCGCCGCGGCGAACGGTTAGGCGGAGCCGGGAAAGCATGGTCAGAAGAACGAACAGCGAACGGGACGTACCGGCCTGGAGGAGGTACGACGCATTTCCACCTCATCAGGCCGAGGACCGAACGTGGCAACGAAGGCCGCCTCGTGTCTGTCCGCGAGGCTCTGGTCCGCATAGTCCGCATCGGGAGTCGAGTAGTACAGGTGCAGCGCCCAATGCACCAGCCTGCCATGCAGTCTCTCCGCAATTTCTGGAGAAGCGCTGTCCGATTCGCTAAGGTCCATTGGAGACGACGGCGTACAAAACGCTTCGATCACAACGTCTGCGTCGGATGTGGGAACAGGAACCAGGCGCAACCTGTTGCCCACTCTGTAACACCACGCGGGGGTTCCCGTCGAGCTTTCCCAATTCAGGCCCAGCACGTGGTCCAGATACTCGGCTGACGACATCTCGACCTTGACCCCACCGACGGTAACGCGACGCACAGAAAATGCGCGAGCCGGAAGGGAAATGTACGCATCTCCAGATGCTGCAAACGCCTGTATGGCGTCATCGTCAATCAGCCGCGCGCGGATGCATGCCTCGGTCTCCGCCTCATTCAGAGCGTCTGTCCATTGCCAGTCGTCCCAGAACGGAGGGATGGCCTTGTCCAGAGACCGATCGCGGCAGCGGTCGATCAGCTCTTGAAGCGTCATTGATCTTGTCCGTCTGTCTCCGCCTTGCGACGACGCCGTTGCGGAGAAACGGACGCCTCAACGATCTCGCGCCTGAACCCGTTGAAAGCCAGGATTGTCTCAGCGTCCTCCTGCGACTCGATGTCGCAAGCCAATGCTTCCGACTCGTCTGCAGAAAACACGTAGTTCTGGCCGCCCACTTCCACGATCACGGTGCCGTCACGACGAGGCTTGATATCACAGATGACCCGCATGGTTCCTCCTCAACGAAACGGGAGCAACCATCGCTCCCGAATCCGAATGGCCAGACATCAACCAGCCAATTACGTGGTGCGATACAGGATCGTGACCCCGAGCGTGAATGCCTGAGCCGTGGTTGGAGCCGTCTGCACTTTGACGCCGATCTTCCGGTCAGCATTGACCGGCGTGACGTTTTCCATGCAGACCCCGTTGCGGGTGAGCCTCTGGCTGGAATTGGCGGTTACTGCGGTGGTCGTACCCCAAATACCGCCGCCATCCTCCGCCGCCGACGACAGGTTGGCGGAAGCACCGTCCCAGATGCCGACCTGCAAGATCATCGCCGCCGTGCTGGCGTCCGGGTCGGTCATGTCGACAAACACGTCGACGGGCACGCACAGGGGAGGAAGGATGCCGATCTGGCCAATCGTGTTGAGCGCCGCATCGGCGGTAGTCATCGCCAGGGTGAAGCGCTGCGCGTACACGCCGCCGTCTCCGGGCTGGAGTACCGGCTTGCGGCCGGTGATGTAGTCGTTCGAGTTCGTGAAAGACATTCCGCTTTCTCCTTATCGGCTGGCCGCGTAGGTATCGAGCGCCATCACGCCGAAGTCCTTCGCCACACTATCGCCCATCGTGAATGTGACCTTCTTGGTTCCCCAGATCGAGGACGACGTGATGACGACCTTGTCGCCGTTGTCGCGCGTCTCCTCGTTCCAGTCGTACCGCAGGTTTGTACCCGGCGAACCATAGGCCTCGACGAGGGCTTGCGATCCCATGAACAGCGCGCGCGCGGCCTCATAGTTGGAGCCTGCTCCGTAGTCGTTGAACCGGATGACATTGCGGTGACTGTGCAGTACCACGCCGCGGTACATGCCCAGGCTGCTCTTGAAAATTGGGCTGTTCCGACCCTCCGCGGTGGCGGCCGCCTTCTGGATGTCCAACCACTGGCCGGTGTTGGTGTTGCTGCGCAGGTCGTCTTCCTGGAACGTGTGCATGACCAGCACGAAGCATTCGTTTCCGTCGAGCTTGCACGGCTGCAGCACCGGAATGTCGGTTGCTCCGCCGCCTTGGCTATCCGCCTTGGTCTTGGCGCGATCGACGAGGCGCAGGTCGAAGGTGTCACTGCCGGCGACGCCGGCCGCCTCGTTGGTCATGTTGTTCTTGGCGGTCGCATTACCGCCATAGATCAGATGCGCCGTATCGGGGGCCGTCAGCGAGTTGTTGGCTCGACCCGTATAGCCGATCGGAAGCAGGAAGTTGGCATTGATGCCGCGGGCGCCGGACAGGTAGATGAATCTAACCTCGTCGCGCAGGCGAGCCCACCAGTTCGACTGCTGCCGGCGGGCCTTCTCGCGCAAGTTGTGCAAGGTGCGCTTGCGGGTCATCCGACCGCCGGTGTTGATGCCGCAGCGGGCCTGGTCGATGTAGATCGTGTCGGTGAAGAACTTCTGCGCTTCTTCCTTGCCTTCGAGGTTGTCTTCGCCCTCGACCGGGGCCATCTTCATCTCGGCAAGGAGGTCAAACGAGATCTGCTCCCCGGCGTCCGACTCCAGATCGGTGAGAATCTGAATGGGTACTTCTGCTTCTGCTCCGGCCCCGACGAATCGCTGATCGAAGTAGGACTTCATACTGGCGTCGTATGCCAGCAGACCAGAGAACCGCTTGACCGCTTTGGGGTCGTTGACCCCGATGATCGTGCGCGCCATAAATGCCTCCTGATGACTGGGTTACGTCATGGGGCACTCCTGCGCTCCACTTCCTGTTTTGCTGCTCGCCGATTACGTTGCCATGATTGGCGCAACTTGTCTCGTCGTCTTCTTCTCGATGTCCTTCCCGCGCGGCACCTGCAAGCGTAAGCGCGCGCGCTTTCCAGACTTCTCCAGCAATTCGATCACCACGTCTCCGACGCGCAGGGATTCGCCGCTTCCGAGGTCGGTCGTGATGGTGGATGCCTTATCCTGCACGGGCATACTTCTCACGCTGTTGCGGGCTCATGCGAGCAATCGCACGTTCGAGCGCGACTCCGTCCAGCTTGTCGATGTCGGCGAATTCATCTCCGATGTCACCCGGCCCATCGCTTCCCGGAACCGATGCCAGCGTTTTCGGCACGGCCTCAAGCCTTGGCCTGCGCGAAACGGGCGCGTCGGGTTTCGATGGCGGGCTGCTTTTCTGGGCAGGAGTCTCTGCGATCCCATGCAGCGCCTTGACCCGCCGGTGCGCTTCGTTGAGGAACCAGTCGCCATCCTTTTTCGCGTTGGCAGGATTGGCCGCCAGCACCTTGACGAACGCGTCCAGATCGTTGCGCTTGGCTTCATCAGACTGATAATCGATCTTCTCCTCGCGGGCGGTCTTGGCGACGAATCGACGGATCGTCCACTGCCACTCCTGCTCCGCGCTTTGCTCCTGCATCTCGCGCGAAATCTCGGCCTTGGTGCGGAGGCTGGTCAGCGCGTCTCGCCGATCCGCCAACTGATCGGTGGCCGCCTGGTATTCTTCGAAGTCGATGTCCCCCTGCTTGAATTGCTCGGCGAGGTTGGCGAACTCCTGTTTGAGTGCGCCCAGCTGCTCATCGTAGTCGGCTGGTAGCTGCGCCTTGTAGGTTGGCGAGAACTTCTCGTCCGGCTCATCCACGGCCGGCGAGTCGTCCGCACCGGTGGCAGCCGAATCAGTTTCTGAACGCGCTTCGCCTACGTCGGTGTCGTCATCGTTTTCATCGTCGTCGCCATCGGAATCGTCTCCCGCCAGCGACTTCAGCGCATCAATCTCGGCGTCGTCGTACTCGCTTCCATTGATCGCATCAAGTTCCTCGGGAGAGAGGAGAGAGGATGCTACAGAATCCAGTGCTGGTGCCATTTACCACTCCTGCGGTTGTTGTTCATTCCGTTTCCGAAGCGACGGAGGCGATCTCCATCATTCTCTTCTTGGCGAGTTCCCGTACCTTGGCAAGTCGCTTCGGGTCTTTCTCGATCTGCTCCGCCT